TCACCCGCTTACATTTCCAAAGTTGGTCTCCGGCAGGTTCCACGGGCCGATCAGGGTGAGTCGATCGGCGGGCGCAAGGTCGAGAATAGCGGCACCGCCGTCATGCGCCATTGCCTTGGCGACCGCGCGTTCGTATTCGTCGAGCTCGTCAGCATAAGACATGCCAAGCCGGCGCAGCATGCGCCACCGCAAGCCGAGCTTGATCAGGTACTCGTCGAGAATGCCCGTGTCGGTGTCCGCTGCCCAGGCGCTCTGCGGCACGCCGGTGGCCGACTGGCACCACGCATTCGACACGTATTCGAACACGAGCTGGGCACCAGTGTCAGTCGGCACCGGGTCCACTGAGAACACATTCGGCCCGCCGCCAGTCGTGCCCGCGAGCCAGCCAGCGCGACGGAAGCGGAACCGGCGCTGGATCGAGGCGCGCCCGATCACGCTCGATTTGTACAACTGCCATTGCTGTGGCGACTGCGGTCCGCGCATTGACCAGAAACGGGACCGGTCCCAGAGTGTATTATCAAGCGGCCGCGCAAAATCGGCCGGCAGCGGATAATCGGATTGGCCGAGCATATATTGCCCCGGCCCTAGTGTGGCCGCTGGCTGGTTGAGGGTGATAGTGCCCGACACGTAATTCACCGCAGCGACGATGGAGTTGATCTTGAGGCCGGTGCCGAATGCCACCCAGGCCGTCGGCGTCACCGCCACGATTGCTGCTGGCGCTGCGCCGGAGATGACCGCTACCGCGCCTGGCCCTGTATTGACGACACTTCCTGAGAACGTGGACACGGCTGCGGTCGCAAAATCGTACTCGCGGATCATGGCGACCCAACCGCCTGGCGGGCGTCGTGCCAAGGCCTCGCCGGCGCGCTGGGCCAGCGCGAGCATTAGCTGGGCGGTGCCGTCCGGGTTGCCGATAATGCCAACTGGCGGCGCTACCGGTATCTCGGCGGCGACCTCCTGACAGATCGAAAGAAGCGACATCAGTTCTGAGCTCGCGTGGTTGTTTGCAGTTAGGCGCCGTCTGCCAGATCAGCTCCCGGGAGCTTAGCAAACGCGTCGAGCGATGACGGCAACACTGGCAGCTCCGCAGGTTCCTTGTTGGCCACGACCCGCTCCAGTGTCTGTTCGAGCCCGTGAAGTTTCAGCCGCAGATCCTGGATCTCGGCATTCTTGGTATCGTTTTCGGCGGCGAGCCGCTCGACCGCCGCCATCCGGGCAGCATCATTGAGGAACGCCTGCGCGACCCGACGCAGGTCTCGACCTCCGGTACCGACCCGGCCCGCCGCTTGGTCATCCATGGAAGCGATCTGCTCGACCGTCTTGAACCCTAGCGCTTTCAGCTCGTGCAGCTGTTTCGGCTGCACGCGCGGCCAGGCTTCGAGCGGGGTGCCTTCGGTTGCGATCTCCCGGCCCGCCTTGAAGGCCTCGTATTGTTTCGGCCAGGCTTGGCGATGCTCCTCGGTCACACGCATGATCGGACGCGTATAGGGATTGCCTGGCATTACGATTTCGACGCGCTCCTCTTCGCGGAAGATCTCGCGCCCGTGATGACGGGAGGAATGCTCGTCTCGCACCGTCTCGATGAAGAAGCGCGGGTAGTTGCGCGCCTCACTGGCGGCCAGCGAGGTGCTGCGGGTATAGGTGGCGTTGGCGATGGACATCGGTTTCCTTTGTTGTGATTAGGCGCTAATCAACGAGTGCCACTGCCCGGCGGTGACGCAGAAGAACTCGCAGGTTTTGTTGGCGGCAATCGCCCGCGCCGCATTGACGCCGAGCGCGTCGATGCTCTCGCCGCTCGCCGGAAACACGTTCATACTGTTGGCGGCGGCGGCATTGATCACGGTGAGTGACATGCCTGTTGCCGAGGGCGGTAGTTTCACGCTGTCGCCGGCGCTCGCCACCGTGGTGATCCGGTTTTGCATAGCCGTGAGCGCGGTGGCCAGCACCTGCCCGCCGCCAGCGTGGGCTGTGAGGGTGTCGATCGAGGAGAAAGTCTGGAACGCGCCGCCGTTGCCCGTGGCATAGCCTGTGGCAAGCCCTTCGGTGTACCACGCGCCCGTGGTAACGCAGGTATAAATCACCACCGAGCCCTGCATTTGCGACACGCCGGTTGCAGCCGCAACATCGTTGATCGTGTCCGAACCAAGTCCGTAGACCTGCATCGGATTGAGACCGTGATTGATGATGATCAACTCAAGTCCGGGCTGGCTCGCCGGAAGCACGATGCTGTCGCCGGGGGTTGCCACCGTTGTGACGCGGGTGGTCTGAGTGGTGATCGGCGTTGCGTTGACCTGTCCACCGCCCGCATGTGCGGCGACACCGTCGGCCGCGGTCTCCTGGATCAGGTTGGGGGCAGTGAGGCGCGGATCGGCAAGCGGTGCGACCTGGGTTTCAAGCTCATTGGTGAGATGGGCGGGCAATCCGAGATGAACGAGGTTGTCTTTGCGTGTCAGGGTCATGGGATCAGGTCTCAGGAATCAGGAAATCAGGCGTCGGGAAGTTGGAATTAGAATCGAGGGGCCAGGACATCGAGTAGGAGGAAGCAGCAAGAAGTACTTCCCGACCTCCTGACTCCTGACCCCTGGTTCCTGTTACACCGTCTGTCCCTGCGCGACCGGGCGGTTGATATGAACAAGCCCAAACCCGGCAGCAGGCGTACCGTCGCCGGTCACGGTGACCGCGCCGACCACTTGGCAGCCATTCGCCTGGGCGGTGGTCAGCCGGCCAGAGCCTGCGAGATAGGCTTTGCTGGCCGCGGCGAACGTTGCGTTCTCGGAAGCAACCGCCGTCCCGGCGATCTGGTACCAGCCGAACTGGCCTGCCCCGGTGGCCGCCATTGCAACGGCGAGTGGCTGGCCGAGGTTGGCGGTAGCGGGTGCGAGTGCGGTCTGCCAAGTGGGCTTGGCGGTCGCACCGGAGCCGGTAACGCCGCCCCAGGTCACGACCGATCCGGTTACGGTTCCGCTGACGCCGGGCAGATAGATGAACTCGCCTTCACCGTAGCTTGCATCATACGCGCGGACGATCGTTCCGAGCGGATGGTTTTGATTGTTCGCAGCGAGCGCGATCGGCTGCACGCCTTCGCGTGCTTCGATGGGGGCATAAGCCATTGTGATGCACTCCGATAACTACTGCGTGATCACGCACTGCAGGAAGCGGTTGGAACAGGTCATGTTGCCGGCCCAGGCGATGAGCTTCACCATTGCGTCCTGGTTGACGCTGAAACGATCCGGATCGAGTGGGACCATGTCACGCTCCCTATGCGGACGCAGGAAAATGTATTCGGTGTTGAGAAGGTACATGTGCGATGCAGGCGCACCGCCGCCGGAGAGCCACGAGCCCCCAGTGCCGAGCACGCTCGCATTGCCCGCCGCGTTGCCTTGGAAGCCGCCGTCATAGACGACGTCAGCATCCATGAACTTCAGCGAAGCGAAGCCGGCCATGCCGCTCTTTTCTTCCGAGATGCGCTGGATCGCCTGCAAGCTTTCCCAGTAGTAGCGGAAGAACGTGTTGTCGGCGACAATCAGGTCTGGCCGATCCGACTGGCGCGCCTGAGACAGCCACGCGCGGTTCATCATGGTCTGAATGGTGGCGGGGCCCGGCGTGAGGCCGTAGCTCGCGAAGCTCTGCACCTGGTTCTGCCAAAATGCCCAGGCTGAAGAATCAATCCCGCCCACCACGCCGGAGTTGGCGATGTCGGCAACGAGCAGCTGCAAGCCGCCGATTTGTTTGCCGCCATCGACGGTACCGTTTGAGTAGCAGTCGTTGGAGATGTTGTTCTGCATGGTGCGCTCGGCATTGCCGATGCGCGCCTCGAGCAAGTCGATCATTTTCTCCTTGCCGGCGTTCTGTAGCATTTCCAGGCCGGAGATGGAGATCGCGACTGCCGCCTGAGCGATCGGATACTGGGCGGCGGTGAACACGTCGGACGGCGAGATCGACAGGACGTCGTAGCCCGAATAGCGCTTGAAGGTTCCGTTTTCCGAATACTCAATTTCCTGGACGATGGCCTGGCCGCCGTCGAACGGCTTGATCTTGCTCTTCTGCGACAAGCGGCGCAGCAGCGCGTTATTCTTGGTGACGTTGTCGGCGAGCTTTTGCGAGCGGTTGTAAAGCGTAGTGGTGGTGATTTCCGACCAGTTGGTATTTGGTATTGCCATTCAAAGCCTCAAAAGATTTGTTTGAAATTGATGTGGGTGGGCACGTCGCAATCGGGTCCCCGTCCCTTGCGCAACTGCGCATGCACCGAACGCGCGGCGCCTCGACAGCCTGGACACCACGCCCGCGGGCGTCCACAGTCGCGCGCACCGCGCGGGCAGTGCCCGCCCTACAGACCCTAGACGCTGTCCATATGCGCCAGGATCTCCTCCCGCAATGAGCGAGCGGAGGAGCGGCCAAGTGGGGCCGGGCCGGCTCCAGGCGCGCCGGTCACGCTTGACGCCGCGCGTTTTGCAGCGGCCGCCTTCGCCCTGGCCTCGTCCTTGATCTGGCGTGCGGCTGATTGCTGTTCGGCAAGGCGCAATGCCTGGTAGGTCGAGGGGTTCGCACGGACGGCCCGATCATAGAGTTCCTGCAGGGGCGGCACGTCCTGTCCTCTGGCTTGTGCGACATATCCGAGGTGGAGCATGTCTTCCTCGACCTCGGCCGCATAAGGGTGGAGCAGATTTCCGTGCTCGTCGGCTTCACTCTTGAACTTCTCGATATCGGCGATGCGCTTGCGCCGGCCGGCCTCCTGGGCGGCACGGGTCGTCTCGACGCGGGCGCGATCTTCAGCGGCAAGGCGTTCCTTGATGCGGGCGATCTCCGACAGTGCCGCTTCGACATGGGCCGGCGATTGGCGTTGCGGTTGCGGCGTGTTCGCCGCACGTCGCTCGCCGTTGCGTTGCTCGCCCACCTGGGTGGCGACTCCGAGCGCCGCCGCGATCTTGGCCGGGTCGATGCCGTAGCCCTCGGCAATTCCCCTGATGACAGCGATCCCGTCACCCTGGCCCAGCCGGCGCTCGGTGTCGGCCCAATATTCGATCACCTGACGTGGGGTGATCCCCCGCGTCTGCATCACCTCGCGGTACGGCGCGAACAGCGCCCCGATGGCCTCGTGGTCTCGCCTGATATCGGCAATAGCCCGGGTTTTGCGATGATGGTCCGCTTCCATTGCCTGGTGGCGTTCGATTAGGAACCGTTGCGCTACCTCGGGCAAGGATTTGAACATTTCCTTCTGCGAGGCGCTCCAACGGCCTGGCGGGGTGAGGCCTTTGTCCGGCTCCGATTGAACAGGGCCGGCGGCGGTGTGTTGGGACGATTCCCCGTCCTTTCCGTCGACCGGCGTGGGCTCCGTGCCAGCCTCGGCCGGAGCCACCTCTTGCGTCTCAGTGCTGTCGTCGCGCACAGTTGGCTGTGTATCTTCGCGCTCGTTCAGCGCAGCCGCAACGGCGCTGCGAATATCTTGCGCGCCGGCATCCGCGGCGGCAGACTCGTCGTGGTCAGTCATACAATCTCCGGGAATCGGTAATCAGGGAAGTCAAGAGTCAAGAAATCAGGAGTCAGGAGTGAAAGAACTGATGAAGATCAGGAATCTGATTGCGGATACCTGATCTCGCGATTCCTGATGCCTGAGATTGGCAAAGCGACATACATTTTGTTTATTGGGCGTCAAGCCGGAGCCCGACGACGGACGACAGAGAACGGATCAAGCCTTCTTCCCTTCCGCCTTCTGTCCCCCGTTGCCTGCACCTCACTTCAACAACTTCGATTGCGGACGCATGGATGCGGAGGCACTGGCCGGCACCTCAGTGATGCGCGAAAGCGAGCCCCGCCTCACGCACCTGCGGGTTGGCGGTTGGGCTCGTAAACTCATCGATTTTCTTGCGGGCCGCCGCTTCGAACCGACCGATATCAAGGCCGTGGTGCAGGACCAGTTCGGCGCTCATCAGGCGCATCAGGTGCAGGATCGCCGCAACGGCGGCCCCACCCGCTTCGGAAAGGTCACGTCGGATGTCCGCGTGGTCGTCTCCTCGGCGCACACAGACTCGTTTTCCAGATCAGCCGATTTGTACTCGCCACGGGCCATGATGCGCTTCGCCAAGGATCTAACCAACCATGGCCCCGAATATGGGGGTCACGACTTTGGTTTGGAATGGCATCCGATGTCAGGGCCTTTTTGATTTACTTCATCGGCCGCATGTAAATACCGGGCGGGGTACCTCTCAAGTCGGCAACCCCGATGCCTGTCCAGAATAGGGGCAAATGCCCCTATGTGCTGGTGTCGACATCATCCCATTCAGGCCAGTCCTTGGGTTCTTCATCCACTGGAGCCAAAAGCCAATTGAGCGCGTGATGGCGCTCCTCCACCACGCCCGGGTCGAGGCCCGTGGGCATTTTGCGTCTGCTCAGCCAAGCTTCACGCACGGCCCAGTGATAGCGATAGATCAGATCGGTCTCATCCAGAACCTCGTCCAACGAGCGCAGCCGCGCGCTCTCGATATACGGCTGCGCGCCATGGTCTTGCACAGCGTGAACGCCCTGCGGCAGATCACGCTCGCCAACCACTGGTGTAGGCCGATCCAGCTGATCGATAAATCCGAGGGCCCAGAACAGGGGCCAGGCCGCCTCCCCGGACCAGGAAAAATGGACCATATCCTGGTGCGGCGGCGTCGGATCAAGAATGAAGGCGCGTTCGTGCGGGCTGAAATGGGACGACAGTCCGAGATATTTGACCGCGTTCTCGACGCTGGGTTGGCGCATGCCGCTCGCCTTGGCGGCGACGACCGTGAGCGCGAGCGAGCGATAAGCGATGTCTCCTTTGGAGCGGAGCCTGACCTCATCTCTCGTCTCGATACGGGGCAGGTGACGAATGAATGGCACGTTCTCTGAGCGCAGACGCGCTTCGGAGCGTTCCTTGCGCGCCAGCGCCTCGCACTCGGCATCCGTCAACTTCAACTCATCCACGCGTTTAGCCTGCCTCGAAATGGGCATTATAGCCTGCGGCATATCCGTCCTCCCTGCCTGCAATTCTCGAACGAAGGCACCGGCACCCGGATCACCCCAATCCCGTAGCCTGCCGCGCCGCGGCCTCCGCCGCGCGCAAGCCGAGCGAGGCCTTCTCGGCCTCCAGCCGCTCCGCCTCCAGGCCGAGTCGCGCGCGCTCAGCAAGGCTTTGCGTCGCAAGCTTCGCCTGCTCGAGCTGGTGATCGCCAAAGGCTTTGGCCGCGGTGATGGCGTTCTTGTCGCGCTCGATCTGCGTCTTGGCATCGATCGCGTGCGCGCGGATCGCGACATCTGCAGCACCCGGCTTGCCTCCCGAAGCCCCACCAGGTGCGGAGGCCGCCATGTGCGCGAGTGCATCGAACGCCTGTTCCAGAGTTTCCTCCAGCGTGCGCGCGACGCGGAACCCGCGCGCTGCAAACAGCGTGATCTCGCGACACAGCGAGGCGAGCGCCGGGTTACCCGTGGCGAGCGGCACGACCTGCTCGAGTAGCGGCACCATTTGCTGCAGGAACTCGACGCGCGCCTGCTTTTCCGCCTGCTCGTCGGGTGCGATAGTCGAGTCCGCCTCGATGTCGATGCGGAAGGCTTGCGCGCCGTCCTGCCGCATCAATGCCACCGCCGCCGCGAATTGCTGTGCCCGCGCCAGGTTCGCCGCGAGCACGGCGGGCGGCACATTGATGCCAAGCACACCGGGAGGCCCGCCCCCCGGAGCACCGTTCGGTGCGAAGGGGGGCTCGAGCTGCACATATCCGCTAATCATGGCGATGGTCTTCTCCGAGAAATGCTCGGTGATGACCGCGCCCATGAGACGCAGCAGGTCGCGCGCGAAGCGAGCCACCTCCCTCTGTTGTGGCACGATGCGGCGTGTGGCGAAATTGGCTTTCAGCTCCTGTGCGCCGAGTGTTTCTTGCGGATTGGTCATGCCGCGCATGATGTCGCCGATGCCCGTGATCTCGTAGAGCGCGGCCTTCACCCGGTCGCGCGCGTTGTAAAGCTGGACCAGGGTTTCGGCGATCTGCTGCACCGGCAGCCACTGGATCATGTTGGCAAGACTGCCCTTGTCGACGAAGGCCGGCCAATCCGCCACTGGAATGAGACGATTCTCGGTGCCCTCATCGATCAGCTGCTGAAGCAGCTGCTTTTCCTCGCCCGGATAGATACCGGAGACTTTGAGCGCCCGCGTGAGCCGATCGATGCGCGCGGTGATGACGTCGAGCTCATGCGCCTGGTCCTGGTATTCAACGAAGTCGGGGACCGGGATGCGCTTGTCATTTGTCGTGGTGGCGAGCAGCGGATCCGGGTTGGGAAAGAAGCCGGGCAGCCGCAGAGGATCTCCCTGTGTATCGAGGATCATGTCCGGCGTTCCCGGCGCGTACCAGATGACGCGCTTGGCCGCTTTGTCCCAGATCTCATGCACGATGGCTTTCTTGAATACATCCGGCGGCGGATCGTCCTTCAACGGCTCGCTGCCGCCGCGCGGCGTGTGGTCGAGGTTGACCTTGCGGCCTTTCTCAGGCCCGAAGCGGGCGATCAGTTCGTTGCGCGTGAGATAGGCGCGAAAGCGCACCCAGGGCACCTCGCTCCATTGCCGCGCCGGTCCTTCGCGATAATCCTCCCAGAACACATAGACGGCCTTGACCTCCTCGTAGACGACCTCATCGTGCTCAGGAGTCAGTAATCGGTCATCAGTAATCAGATCGTCTTCACTCTCGCGATTGTCATCTTCGTACTGATTACTGATTGCTGGATCCTGATTTCTGTTCCTGAAGTGTGGCACGTAGACCACCCTTGCCACCCCGCGCCCCGGCAGCAGCCGGTCTTCCACGACGGCGCGTATGACGGCATCGAAATCGAAGGCATCGACTGCGTAGGCGAGGCAGCGTTCGATTAGGATGGCGGCGAGCCGGCCGGTCGGGTCCTGGTCGTAAAAGCGGCGCTCAACGTCTGGGCGCGGAGTGCGCGCATAAAGCGTCGGCTGGAGCGTCTGCACATTGGACCAGAGAATGTTGAAGCGGCTGGTGCGCGGCCCCCCCTGGGGCCGTTCGTCGCGATAGCGTTTGACGATTTCGCGCGCGCGCTTGATCCAGGGGCGCTCCTCTTTCTCCGCGATGCGTTCTTGGATCTCCCAATAGGCGAACGTGGCGGCTTCGCCCGCGCCGAGATCGTCGGGCGTCTCGATGCGATCGCCGATCGCAGCGACATCAACCATGGAATTTTCCTTTGAATTGCGGCGAAGGATTTACAAAGCCGGACACGGTCTTCGTGGGTCCCCAGCCCAAAATCTGCCCGGTCAGAACAATCAGGCACTGTCGAGGTGCGCCACGATTTCGTCGCGCAGCGATCGGCCGAACGGTTGCCCCGTGAGCGCCTGTCTCGATTCGCCCGCGTTGGCGCTCAATGCTGGTTTTCTTGCCGCTGTCCTCGGCTTTGACGCATCAGCGGTTGTTTTGCTTGTTCCCTGCTGGGCCGAGACAAGCGCGCGACGTAGCGCGGAGTTCATCCAAACAGCCCTTTCATAGAGCTCTTTCAGCGGTGGAATCATCTGACCGCGGCTTCGGTATGCTAGAGCCATCGCAGCCATTTCGGGTTCGATGTCTGCATAGTGTGGGTGCAGCGGGTTGCCTGCGGTGTCTTGCGCGGTCTTGAACTGCTCGACCTGCGATTCAAAATCACGCAGCGCAGCCGCCCTCTGTGCGCCACCTTCAGGCCGATCGAGTTGTCGCGTCACGTCGACGGGCATCTGCCGATTGAGTTGCGCCAGATGAGGCAACGGTGTGACCTGTGTATCAGGCAATTTCGAGCGGAGCGCCTCGATTACCTGATCTGGGGCAACCTTGTAGCCGTGGACGAGTGCTCTGATCACCGCAACGCCATCTCCCCCCGCCAGCTGACGCTCAATATCGATGTAGCGCTGTATCGTTGCTCCAGGAGTCAGGTTGAGCTCTTTGAGCCTTCCAGCGAAGGGCTCAATTAGTTTCGCGACCGGCTCATATTCTCTATGAAATGCAGCCAGCTGCTCGCTTTTTTTGCCAAGCATCGTCTCAAGATTGCAGCATTGTCGCAATATGAAATCCTGCGTGGGTGCGGGTAGCGCTTTAAACGCCTCCTTGTCGGAAGTCTTCCAGTAGCGTGGCGCCTCGCGGTTCACGGGTTCCGATTTCCTATGGCCGCTCTTGCTTCTGAAGGCACCTTCCGCCCTTGCGGTGATAGCGGTGCCGCTATGAGGACGAGGCTTTTTCGGTTCAGCGTTCTTTCGCCCAGGCCGATGAAAGTCTGGTCCAGATTGCGCGGCATTGGGCTGAAGCTGTTCGTCGTTTCCGGACTTGACCGGTTCTGTTTCTTCATTCGCCATGGCAGCTTGCGAATGTATCGCTGCCGCGAGCGCTGAGCGTATGTCGTTCATGCAATCCCACTATCATTCGCCGAATGGATAGCTCGAACCTGCAAACGTTGGCTCCAAAGCGAGCTCGGCGAGCTGTGCCTCGCTAAGGATCGATTGCAGAATAAATGGCCTGCCAGCCGCTGCAGCCTCACGGTCAGCTACCAAATGGCATGAGGGGAGCGACGAGAGAGACGGATCTGGCGCGGTCTTCGCGATTATAACCCGCCAGTTCGTGTCGTAGGCATGCCGGACAACATATGAGGTGCCGTCCGGATCAGCGCCCATGGTGTTGCTTGCCGGAGCCCAAACGAACACGCCAGGAACACAAATATCCGGTCTCCATTCCCCATTCGCGAAGTAGCTACCGACGACTGGATCCGCCTTAGCGGCGGCTTCATCTGCGAAAGCCATCAAATGATCAATCATGTTGTGATCGCTCGCAGCGACGCGTTTGGTACCCGCGTGTTAGGCCAGATTGCAATGCGTTCAATGTAACCGTCCCATGGGAACTGGTCCGGCGAGTTGCCGATTGCAATCTGGTTGAGCGTCGGTCCCGCCGAATATGGCGGGCTGGCAGCGATGGGAGCGGCGCCGTTGAACACGAGCGCGTGGTCGCCATTGGAGATGGCCATCGCGATTTTGCCGCGTATGCCGGGTAACCAAGCAGCACCGCCCAAATCTGATCCAGGCGTTCCATTACTCTCAATGGCACTGTGGGAATTGTTTTGGAATTCATGGATCTGACACCGATTGTTGATCGTCCCATCCGAGATGACGAGTACAATGGCTGGATTTTTCGGAGACCCTATGGCCTGTCCGAACAACGTCGTCGCTGCGCCAAAAATGGGAGGGTTGCTGAGCGTGATGACGTCGGCGGCACGCACAATAGCACTTCCGGTCGTGCGGATCGGAGAGGTGACGAAACTCCCCAACTCGAGCCCAGGCCAGCCAAACCGTAGCGTCATGTCGAGCGCTTGGTTGGCCGTAAAAAACACGATAATCCCGGGAAGGGCGGATTGAATGCTCGCGCTCAATGTCGTGTAGATGGCGGTGTAGCGCTGCGTTCCGAGCGCCGCATTGGTGAGGGTAAGCGGGCCGCTTCCACCGAATCCAAGAAAGACACTTCCCGCCCCCCGCTCTTCAACAATGAGTTGCAAGCCACTCGGTGCAACGCCAGACATGGAGCCGGAAGCGAGTTTAATAAAGCTCGAGCAGGCCCATGTTTGCCCCTGACTGGCGGCGATTTGTCCCGGTATCTCGAAGTAGATGTTGATATGATCGATAGCAGCGGTGTTCCCGTTGAGACGGATATCGACATAGTCGATGCCATTTTCGCTCCCCACCCCAACGATACTTGACGTAATCGTCTGCGAGATCACCTGCCAGTTTGTCGGCGGCGTCCCTGGCGTGCCGACAACGGCGCCTTGGCTGGAATTATTTCGAATATTGTTTGTCCGGCTCTCCTCGCTCAGCAATCCTTTGGTGGTGATCCTCGCCACATTGCTTGCAAATTGATACCAGTTGCCACCTAGGTCGTCCGCGTAAGCAGTCGATGCGCGCGATACCGCGAGCTGCGACGTTGCAGCCCCGTAGTATAGGCCGTCTTTGAAATTCATATCGATCGACGCACCCGGCAGGACCCAACCAAGCCCTCCCGAGTTGCCGAGATGACCGACGCGACCAAGACCGTACATGGCTCAGGTGTTCGCAACGCACGCGAGCTTCTGACCAGGCGTGACCTGAAAATATTCAGGCGTGTTGGCAGGCAGGCGGAGATTTACGCCGCTCGCCGTGGGGCTTGTGCCAACGGCGATCGAGCAAACGGAATCGGAGCAAAGACGCACGAAATTCGTGTAGTTGCCGAAGGCAACGCTCTGCGCGGACGAACTGCCAATCACGACCGTCTGCTCGGCCAGAGGGGCCAGGGTCGCCACCTGCACCCCCTCGCCCTGGTCGCGTCCAATGTTTGCAAATTCAGCAATATACAGAGTAGCCATGTTAATAAATCTCGGCTCCGGACGATGGGGATTGGGAAGCCGGTCGCAGACAGTGGTGCCTGCGCCGCGCATTCATGAGATTTGAGATGAGGGTTGGTTGAGGCCGCGTTCGCGTTCAAAGCACGAATAACAGCCAAGCAAACTGACTAGCACTTTGGTTATTGAGTGTCAATATCGTTCCCCAAGCTTCGCCGCCGATGTTGTTGAGAAACTCCTTGGCCTCCGCCGTGGCATCAAGCACGTTGAACCATCGATTGATCTCGTTCGCGGACGCCGGTTCGCGCACCGACATCATGACGCAAACCGCGCTCATACCTAAATGTAGACGCGCCAT